GTTTCAGGAATCGTTGACGAGTCAGCGTTCCTCGTTGCTCCAGAATCTGTATACGTATGGGAAAGCCCTACGACTCAGTTGCGTCTTCAGGTACTACAAAGCGGAGAACTAGAGATTGCACTCTATGGTTATCTCGCAATTGGCGTACTCAAGGGTGGCGCAGGAGTTCGTCGCTTCAACCTCGCTTAATAGCGAAACCTAAGTCGCTAGAGGGGGCTGCCAGAGCCCTTGCAGCTCCCTCTAGTCTTTAGAAAGGAAAACATGTCTCTCACAACAGTTGCAGAACTACGCACAGCACTCGGAGTAGGTACTCTCTACGCTGACGCGACCCTGCAAGAAGTTTGCGATGCGGCAGATAATGTCCTTCTTCCTTTCATTTGGGCTAACACAACTCCGATTGTCGGACACAGCAATACAGCCAATACAGGCACTTCTTACTTTGATGAGAACGTCCAAAAAACATTCTACGTTGGTCAGACTGTAGTTATTACAGGTGCAGGGTCTAAGCACAATGGCTCAAAGACCATCACAGCGGTAGGCGAGTATTCAATTACTTACGCCATCACAGGCAACAACAACACAGTTACACCACAGCACCCAGTCAATCCTTTTGGCATGGTTGCAGCTGATACTTACTTAGATCCTTCAACAGTTCCTGCAATTCAGGAAGCTGCTCTTATGATTTCAATCGATATCTGGCAGTCACGCCAAGCACCTTCATCTGGTGGCGTATCTATTGACGGCTATACACCAAGCCCTTACCGCATGGGTAACACACTTCTTGCCCGCGTTCGTGGCTTACTTGCACCTTATCTTGACCCTCGTTCCATGGTGGGCTAATGACAGCCATCACCACACTTCGCACTAGCATTGCGTCAGCTCTTACTGATAACTCAAAGTATTCAGTATTCTCATTTCCGCCTGCTACACCAATAGCGAATTCAGTCATAGTCACCCCAAGCGATCCTTACATCGTGCCTACTAACAATGACTACACCTCAGTAGCACCTTTGGCTAACTTTAAGATTTCTATCCTTGTCCCATTGCTAGACAATGAGGGCAACCTTGCTGGCATCGAGACTGACATCGTTCAAGTCTTTTCGCTTCTACAAGCCTCCAGCATTGTATTTAACGTCGGAAGCATCAGCGCGCCAAGTGTGCTATCTATCGCTTCTGGAGATTTACTTACTTGCGACATTGCAATAAGTACCCTAACGGAATGGAGTTAAATCATGACCGATTTAGCACAATGGGAAAAAGAGAACGAAGCGTTCCTGATTAAAATCGGTCAGGTCGCTCCAAAGGCAGAAGCAAAACCAACAACTAAGAAGGACGAGGAATAACCTAAATGGCAGTATATCTAAGCAATGGTGTTAGCGTAACTGTGGATTCGGTTGATCTGAGTTCACTAGTTTCATCAGTCACAATTAACCGCTCATTCGATGAGTTGGAAATTACAGCAATGGGTGACTCAGGTCACCGCTACACAAAGGGTCTTGAGGCTTCATCAGTCACAATCGACTTCTTCAACGATGCAGCTACAAACAAGACACTCCAGAAGTTGAACTCAACATGGGGAACATCAGTAACTGTAGTCATTAAGCAGACATCAGCAGCGGTCTCAGCAGAGAACCCTTCATACACAATGTCTTGCTTGATTAACAACATTACACCAATCAACGGCGCAGTTGGAGACCTTTCAACACAGTCCGTAACATGGAACGTAAACGGAACAATCGCTGTAGCATCAGCGTAACAACTAACTAAGGGGCTAAAAAATGGCAAAACTCAAAGTGACAAGGGCTGACAATCAGGTACAGGAGTTTGAGATAACTCCCTTGCTTGAGTATTCATTCGAGAACTACGCCAAAAAAGGTTTTCACAAAGCCTTGATTGAAGATCAGAAGCAGACAGATGTTTACTGGCTGTGCTGGGAAGCAATTAGACGTTCAGGTGAAACAGTCAAGCCTTTCGGGGATTCATTCCTTGAGACTCTCAAGTCAGTTGAGGTCTTAGAGTCTGACCCTTTAGCGTAAGGCTGGATAGGAACTCCGTCACCTATCTCGCAGCTCGATTGAGTTACGAGTTCGGAGTTCCTTTCCAAACCATCGTGGAACTACCACCGATGGCGTTCAAGGCACATTTAGAAGTGTTAAAAGATATAGCGAAGGAGCGAAGCGATGCCAGCAGAATTGCAAGGCGCGGTCGCTCTTAGAAAAGCCTTGATGCAATACTCTCCAGAGCTTGCTAAGGAAACACAAAAGGAAGTTGCTGGACACTTGCGCAAGGTAGTCAATCGCGCAAGGGGTTTCGTTCCTGCTGAGTCACCACTTAGCGGCTGGGCTAACCCTGTAGGCGAGTGGGAATACCGCGCCTATAACGCTGGAGTGATTCGTAAAGGCTTAGGCTTTTCTACAACTCCAACACGTCCAAATAAGCGAGGATTTAGAAGCCTTGCAACAATCTTTAACAAGTCAGCAGCTGGAGCGATTTACGAAACAGCAGGACGCAAGAACCCACAGGGACAACCTGCTGCTGGCAGAGTGACAGGCTGGACAGGTGGAGCGTTTGGTAAGGGAACTCTAGGCAAGGTCTGGGAGACTGGCAAGACAATCAACCGCAGCGCGAACCCTAACGCTGGTCGCCAGTTCATCGATGCGCTTCCACCGCTTGTAGATTCACAGCAATCCAACAGCGCAGGACGTAGAACTCGCAAGACCAAAGGTCGCCTCATGTTCAGAGCATGGGCTGAGGATCAGGGCAGAACTACCGCAGCAGTTGTCAAGGCTATTCAGAACGCAAACAATAAGGTTATTGTCAAGACTAACGCCCTGGGCGAGAAGTCTTTTAGAGTTAGGAGCAACGGCTAATGGCTGGAGCAACAGATCTAGCAATCCGCATTGCGACCACTCTCGATGCTACAGGCATCAACAGAGCTGACAAGGCTATTGGCAAACTACAAAAGTCTGTTAAAACTTTTAGCACAGTCCTTGGTGGAGTAGCAGTTGCCGCTTTTGCTAAGAAGTCGCTCAAGGCTTTCGTCGATGACGAACTTGCAGCCACACGTCTTGCCAATGCCGTTAAGAACCTTGGCATGGAGTTTGCCAATCCTTTTATTGCTAATTACATTTCAGACCTTGAGAAAACTAGTCAAGTTGCTGACGACGTTCTTCGTCCAGCGTTTCAGAGACTATTGCAGCAAACTGGATCATTAGCCAAGTCTCAGGAAATCCTTAACACAGCCATCGAAGTAAGCCGCGGTACAGGCGACGAGCTAGGCTCAGTTACCGAGGACTTAGCGAAGGCTTACTATGGCAATACTCGAAGCCTCAAGAAGTATTCGCTAGGGCTTACCGAAGCGGAATTGAAGGCTAAGTCCTTCTCTGAGATTCAGGATATTCTTAACAAGAAGTTCACAGGCTCAAGCGCAGCTTACTTAGATACATACGCAGGACAATTAAGCGTTCTATCTTTGGCGTGGAATAACCTACAAGAGAACGCTGGCAAGGCTCTGTTTACCCTTGCAGGGGCTAATGGAGACCAATCCTCTGGAGCGCGCAGACTTGGCACTATTGTCGATGCTTTTGGTATAGGACTTATTGAAGCCGCTAAGTTGCTCAACAACGCAGCTACAGCTTTTGGTCAGGCTTACTTTGGCGTAGGTAGCGCAAAGACTCCAACACCACCAGCAGCAAAGCCGGGCGAAGAACTATTCCGCAAGTCGATGAGCAACGACGCTAAACTCAAGGCTATTGAGAAGCAGCAAGCAGCTCTCTACAAACAGCAAATGCTTGCACTTAAGAAAATTACTGACGAGCAAAAGAAGCAAGCCGCTCTCAAGAAGGCAGGGTCGATCTTTGACCTTGAGCAGATTCAAATCGTGGCTGCGCTCAAGGGTAAACTCACAGCGGAGGAAAGACTGCGCCTTGAGGCTCAGGCTGCAATCCTTAACGACAACTCTGAACTTGCAACAACCCTGACCAAGCAGATTCTCATGGCTCAGGATTCTTCTGGCAAGTTGTATCAATACTTCCTTAGCATTGGCGATGCCAAGATTAAAAACCCATTCTCTTTCCTTGATGAGTGGATTTTATCTTTTCAAAAGAAGTTGGACGCTCTTAAGATTCCAGACCTATCAAAGCCAAGCACTTACACAGGCGCAGGGCTAGACCCAGCCCTTGCCGCTATCGGCATTAAAGAAGGTTACGGCGCGAACGTCAAGTTCAGCACAGACAACCAAGCCTCAAACGAATTACTCAACGGGCTTTACGGCATGCAATCAACTGCGGGCTTCGTATCAACCTCAGCGGTCACAGGATCTAACGTGAACGTGTATGTCTCAGGTAGCGTTGTAACCGAGCAGGAGCTTGTCGATGCTATCCAGACAGGACTTCGCTCCAACAGCCTTTCAGGTTCTCCATCTCAGATTGGTCGAATTGCAGGTATGTTTGGCTAATGGCACTTCCAGCGCAGATAGCGGTCTCCTTTGACTTTTCCAATGGTGCAACCTTTGGTTATAACGGCTTCATCATTGGCGACCCTAAGTACGGAATCCTAGGCACAAACACCCTAGGCACTTCCGACCTGCCTCAGCCTGTAGTCGATTTAACACCTAACGTCTATCAGATAAGCATCACTCGAGGACGTAGTATCCAGCGCGACCAATACGAGGCTGGCACAGCGACAGTCCGAGTGCTTGACCCTGACTCTTACTTTAACCCTCAGAACGTAGCCAGCCCTTATTATGGCTATCTCGTACCGCTTCGTAAATTGCGCGTATCTGCTACAACTTCAACCGATGAACACTTCTTATTCTCAGGTTATGTCACAGAATACAAATACACATATCCAACAGGTCAAGAGACTGGGTATGTCGATATTATCTGCTCAGATGCTTTCCGACTCTTTAACCTAGCCAATATCACTAGCGTTACGAACTCGGGAGCAGGGCAGGACACAGGCACACGAATTAACAAGATTCTTGACCAAGTGTCATTTCCTTCCTCTATGCGTACTATCGCTACAGGTGCTAACACATGCCTCGCTGATCCTGCAACAAGCCGTACAAGCCTTGCAGCTATCAAGAACGCTGAGTTCTCAGAGACTGGTGCGTTCTATATGGACGGGTCAGGCACAGCCGTATTTAAGTCCAGAGCGCAGGTCATGGCTTCCCTAGCGGCTACTCCTACAGAGTTCAACCAGACCACAGGAATCCCATATAAGAACCTCAAATTCTCATTCGATGACAAGCTCATCATTAATCAGGCGAATCTCGCCAAGGTGGGCGGTTCAACTATTACCGCCTACGACCAGACTTCTATCGATAAATATTTCCCTCACTCAGTCACACAGACTGACCTCGTTGCTGAGACAGACACCATCGTTACTAACATTGCTAGAGAATATGTCGCAACCCGTAAGGAAACGACTATTCGCATTGACGAGATGACTATCGATCTTCTCGACCCTGCCGTTCCAACCAACACGATGATTGGTCTGGACTTCTTTGACAACCTGCTTATCACTAACGTCCAGCCTGACGGCTCGACCATTGTGAAGAACCTGCAATACCAAGGCATCAACTGGACAATTACTCCAAACAAGATGCAAGCCACTATTACAACGCTTGAACCAATAGCCGAGGGGTTCATCGTTGGAAGCTCGTATTACGGTATAATCGGCACATCTATATTGGGATACTAGGAGCATCATGGCATCAGGACTACCAGCATCAACAGGCGACGTATTAACAGCCTCAACAGTTAATGGGCTTGTGACCTTTACTGTCGGCTCAGACCAGACAGCGGACTACACCGCAGTCCTAGCGGATCAGTACCAAGTCCTAGTCCCTATGAACAAAGCGACAGCAGTAGCCTTCAAGATTCCTACCAACGCCTCAGTAGCGTTCCCAGTAGGCACAGCAATTACTATTCTTAACAAGGGCGCAGGTACTGTGACCATTTCGGCAGTAACGAGCGGCACTACGAGCGTCCTTTCAGCGGGTGCAGTTGCTGCTTCTCCAACCTTGGCTCAATACAAGACAGCGGTCTGCATCAAGACTGCAACTGATACTTGGTACGTGGTGGGCGCGATTGCTTAACGTAATCTCAGGGCTTCTTTCAGGGGCAGGTGCGCCAGCATCGACGACCTCTTATGAGTCTATTGCCACGGTTACAGTAGGCGGTGGGGGTTCGAGTTCTATCTCGTTCTCATCTATCCCGTCTACCTATAAGCATTTACAGATTCGCGCTACCTTGCTGACCACAGCAGGTGGAGTCAATATCCAATACAACAGCGACACAGGTGCGAACTACACTTATCACCAGCTTTACGGCACAGGTACGAGCGCACTCGCTAACGCTGGAACTGGTCAGACCTCTGGTTATATTGCTTACAACAACGCGGCAGGAAGTTACCCAACAGTTGCGGTTGTGGACGTTCTCGACTACCAGAATACTAATAAGTATAAGACTCATCGCTCACTTGCTGGAACAGACGTGAACAGCTCAGGCGGTACTTTGACCTTCTTCTCAGGTCTCTGGCTCAATACAGCAGCGGTAAGTTCTATCAACATTATCGGCACGTTCGCGCAGTATTCATCATTCGCGCTTTACGGGATACGGGGTTAAATCATGGCAGCAGGATCAACTTATACCCCGATTGCGACTACTACTCTAGGAAGCACAGCGGCTACAGTCACATTCTCTAGCATTAGCGGTTCTTACACAGACCTTATCCTCGTTGCAGATACTCAAAATGCTTCTGGCGCAGATAACTTCTTGCTTAACTTTAACTCTGACACAGGGTCGAACTACTCGGTGACTCGCCTTTCTGGGGATGGGTCAAGTGCTACTTCAAGTCGAGGCACTAATCAAACTGTTCTTCAATGCGGGCAAGTTCAATCTACCCGCTCAACCACTATCGTGCAGATTATGAATTACAGCAACAGCACGACCTATAAGACAACGCTAACGCGGCAAAATAACGCTGCTAACTTGGTGGCTGCAAACGTCAATCTTTGGCGTTCAACTGCAGCCATCACTTCAATTCTTATCAGCACTTCTTCTTACAATTTCTCAGCAGGAAGTCAGTTCACCCTCTACGGAATTCAGGCGGCATAATGGCAAATACTTTTGAACTTATCGCTTCTTCTACTGTGGGCTCTGGTGGGACTGCCAATATTACTTTTTCGTCAATCCCTAGCACGTTCACCGACCTCTGCGTAAAAGCATCAATTCGTTTAACTGGTGCAGATGACTACTTCTTAATTCAATTCAACTCAAGTTCATCTTCTTACACAGTCAGAGTATTAGAAGGCAGCGGGTCGGCTGCTTCATCGGGTTCAAACACAATTCTTTATGCGCGTGCAACTAAATCAACACAGACAGCAAGCACTTTTGGAAGTGCTGAAATCTATGTACCTAATTACGCAGGTAGCACCAATAAATCGTTGTCTATTGATTCAACTCAAGAAAACAACGCAACCGCTTCTAATATGACTTTAAGTGCTGGTTTGTGGTCTAACACCTCAGCCATCACTAGCATTAGCCTCATTCAACCAGGGGGCATGCTTCTTGCTGAATACTCAACCGCCTACCTATATGGAGTCAAAAATGCCTAACCCAACACGAATCGAAATCAACTGCGAGACAGGCGTTGAGTCAATCATTGAACTCACAGACGCTGAAGTTGCTGAACTTGCTTATCAGGCAGAGTTAGCAGCTGAGAAGAAGGCAGAAGAAGATGCTAAGGCTGAAGCCGATGCATCGGCTAAGGCTGCACTTCTTGATCGCCTAGGCATTACAGCAGACGAAGCGAAGCTACTCCTAGCGTGACCCCTAAGTTATGCAAAGCGGGGCAACAGTTAAGGCTTCAAGTCGATGATAGTTACCCAGACAGAGATCGCACCTCAGACGGCTGGATTGGCGATGCACGTCATCAAACACGTCCTTCTGACCACGTACCTGATTCAGCAGGTATCGTCAGAGCGATTGATATTGACAGGGATTTATCTGGAAAGACTAAGCCCGACCTCATGCCTGACCTTGCAGATCAGATTCGACTCTGCGCTAAACGTGGCGATAAGAGAATCGCTTATGTCATCTTCAACGGAAAGATATCGTCTGCCCGTAGCCTTTGGCGTTGGCGAGCATATAAGGGAATCAATCCGCATGTTAAACATTGCCATGTTTCTTTCACTAAAAAAGGCGATACAGATGGTTCGTTCTTTAATATCCCGATGATAGGCGGCACACAATGAACATGAAGAATCCAGTAGTCCTCACAGCAGGAGCGTTCCTCTCAGCATGGGCAGCTTCTAACTTTGCAGCAGATTACCGCTCAATCCTTTGGGCAGTCCTCGCGGGCGTATTCGGATACGCAACACCTAAAAAATGAGCCAGAGCGACTTCTTCACACTTTACTTTGCAAGCCTTGGAGTTCTAGGTGGCTTGGCTGGGTATGTCATTACTCATTTATTGGGTGAAATTAAGCGACTCAATACGCGTGTCGATGAGATTTACAACATACTTCTAGATCGATAATAAAGCCATGGCACGCAAGCGACCAGTCATAGACTTAGACACTTACTCAGCTCTCGATGCTTACTGCATTGCGCTGAATGAATACTACAAGTCACTACGCAAAGCAGGATTCACAGAGACTCACGCCTTCTGGATTTTGGCTGACCGCGAGACATTCCCTGACTGGATAATTCCTAACCTGCCTAATCGAATCGACAACATACCCTACGAGGACGACGACGAGGACTAAATGACAGTCAAGAAAATTGCCTGGATTTCAGATATTCAAGCCCCTTTCTTTCATGAAGAAGCAGTCAAGAATCTGGGCAAGTTTCTAAGAGACTACAAGCCTCACCAGACTATTTGCATTGGTGATGAGATTGACCTTCCTCAGCTTGGGGGCTTCGCCCAGCCATGGCAAGAGGTTGAAGGCAACATCGACGAGGATCGTAAGCTAACCTTGGAGATTCTTGAGTACCTGGGCGTAACTGACGTGGTTGGTTCTAACCATGGGGCAAGAGTTTACAAGTCATTATCTCGCCGCTTGCCAGCGTTTATGAATTTACCTGAACTGCGCTATGACAAGTTCATGGGCTACGACAAGGCTGGCATCAAATATCACCCTAATGGCTTTGACTTCGCCCCTGGCTGGCACACATGCCATGGCGATGCCTTCCCACTATCTAACAAGCCTGGTCAAACAGCCCTCAACGGGGCTATGCGCATGGGTAAGTCAGTTGTGTCAGGTCACACTCACAGACTAGGGCTGAGTGCCCATTCTGAGGCCTCTGGAGGCCGATACGGGCGCATTGTGTGGGGTGTTGAGGTTGGCAACTTAGTAGACCTGTCAAGCCCTGGAATGGGCTATACAAAGGGTTATGCGAACTGGCAGATGGGCTTCGTTGTAGGCACATTGGTAGGCAAGCGGTTCACGCCTGAGCTTATCCCTATTGACCCTAAGACTGGTTCATTCGTTTACCAAGGCAAGGTCTATGGAAGGGTTCGCTAGACCAGACTTTGGAGACGAGTCAGTCGATGAAATCGTTATCGTTTCGTTATCTAAATTGGGTGGTTGTTTAGCCCGCATGGTTTAAAGTTCTTCTTGTAGGCAAGTTGCTTACGGGAAAGGGCTAAATGAACTCAGATCACATAATTATGGCAGCACTCGCTTTAGGCGGTGTTGTTGGCTTCCTTTGGGGTTACTCTCAAGGGCATGAACACGGCAAGATTGCAGGACGTATTGCTTTACGTCGTGAACAGCGCACATTGGAGCAGGTGGGTCGATGAATGCTAGAGACTACCTCAACGAAGCGCGAGCTACTATCCAAGACCGAGGACTTGATTACGGACACCCTAGCGACAATATGCAAAGGACAGCCTCACTCTGGAGCGCATACCTCGAAATGCCAGTTAACGATTATCAGGTGGCGATATGTTTGGCATTGGTCAAAGTCGCAAGAAGCATGGAGACTGCAAAGCCAGACAATTACATCGACGGCGCAGCGTATTTTGCAATAGCTGGACAACTACACACCGAGGAGAATGACCTTTATGTATGACTTTGACAAACTTCGCTGGGCTGACATGCAACACATGAAAGTCACAGCTTATGAAAACGGCGAAATGAACGTTGCCAACTTCTGGCAAAACGAGCAACTTATGAAGAAATTGACTGACATTCTATTCGCGTTGAAGGGAACAACCAATGTTTAATTTAGATGATTATGAGACAGTTGAAGAACGCCTAATCAAGTTTTGGAAGGATCACCCAGATGGACAGATTCATACGAAGTTACTGGAAAGTACGACGAGCCGATTCATTGTCGAAGCCTCAATATATCGAACAGAAGCTGACCTACGTCCTTGGACTACAGGGTTGGCAGAAGAAACAGTTCAAGGTCGTGGAGTTAATGCTACGTCGGCACTTGAGAATTGCGAAACGTCAGCGATTGGCAGAGCTTTGGCGAATGCGGGATATGCTACAAAAGGCAAACGAGCAAGCCGAGAAGAAATGACCAAGGTTGCAGCTAAGGCAGCAGTTGTCGAGCAGGTTCAGCAAGTCAAGGCAAAGATGGCAGATACATCAAAGGAATATGTACCAGTAGCAAAGGCAGATGATCCATGGACACAATGGGAAGCAGCACCAGTTCAGACTATCGAACAAGCAGTCGAGACAGTCAAAGCTGTCCTTGGTGGCACAGCTCCAGACGAGAGCTGCAAGCATGGTGCGCGTGTATGGAAGACAGGAACTTCTAAGGCAGGAAAATTGTATGGCATGTGGCGTTGTCCAGCCTCAAGCACTAGGGATATGCCAGGCGGAGAAGTGCCATGTGATCCTATCTGGTACAGCATTGCAGCTGATGGTTCATGGAAGCCGAGGGATAACTAATGGGACACATACAGTTCCTTAACCAAGATGGCGAATGGGAGTCATTCCCTAATGAGGAACAAGAAGCCAATCTAAGAGAAAATGCAAAGCTGCTTGAAGAACTGGGCTATCAGTTAATTTGCCAGTTATGTAACAAGTTCCCAAACAGACAACAGATTCGCGAACGCTATCTAAAGCATGAGTGGACTTGCGTTGACTGTGGAACTGTAAACTCTGCTGGAAGGGCATGACCTAATCCATGTCTAACCAGAGTCGGAAGCATAGGGGATACGCCACAGAGAGAAGCGTTGCGCGTTATTTAGCGCAATGGTGGGGCGGAGCTACTGTGCAGCGAGGGAACGGCAAGGATGTTGTAAACGTACCCTTTGACTGCGAAGTAAAGAGTCGCAGCACCTTCGCTCCGAGAGAATGGCTCAAACAAGCCACCATGAGAGCGGCAACTCACGGTGAGTTGCCGTTCGTGGTGTGTCGCATGAACGGACAATCTGATAAACAGGAGACCGTACCTGAATATCTAGCCTTCATGCGGTTTGGTGACTTGGTTGAGCTATTACTTAAGGCTGGATACGCAGATATTCAGACCGATTCTGATAAACTTGAGCCTGAGAGATGCGCACAATGCGGATCGTGGAAGTTGGTTAATGTGCCATGCAGGACGTGTAAGTAATGCCTATCTATGAGTTCGAGTGCAACAACGAGAAGTGCCAATCAAACAGCAGATATGACCAAGAGTTCTCAATAGCAGAACCACATGATCTCGATTGCCCGTTCTGCGGGGAATCCATGCGAAAGGTGTATTCAAGTGTCCCAGCAGTCCATTTCAAAGGAAGCGGCTTCTACTCTACGGATAGGTAGCCTATGCACAGGTTATGGAGGGCTTGACCTAGCGGTTGAGGCTCACTTTAACGCAGAAACAATCTGGTGTGCAGAGTTCGACAAGTATGCAAGCCAAGTAATTGAGCAACGATTTAACATTCCCAACTATGGCAACATCAAAGAGATTGACTGGGCTTCAATGCCTGAAATAGACATACTCACAGCTGGCTATCCTTGCCAGCCATTCAGCCATGCAGGAGAACGAAAGGGCTTAAATGATGAAAGACACATCTTCCCATATATCGCACAAGCAATTAGCATCTTACGACCAAAATACGTTATCTTGGAGAACGTCAGAGGACATCTCAGTCTCGGACTTAAAGAAGTTCTCGCATGCCTTACCTCAATCGGGTATGACGCAAGATGGCAACTTGTTAGAGCTGCCGATGCAGGAGCGCCACACAAGCGCGCAAGATTGTTCATTGTTGCCTACCCCAACAGTAATGCACGTCAGGAATCACGACGAACCCTTAGAAGTGTTCAAGGCGAGGCAGGAGAGATCATCTACGGGTCAGATAGGACAATCAACGGGAGTAGCAATAAGACTGCTAGCCACTCCAACGACCAACATAAGCCATACGACGGGCAAGTGTCGAAACTGGGGCGCAGATTTACTTCACGACGTGAGATGCACTTGCAAGAAGCGCCTGATGCATTGGATCAAGACGGAAAACTAAGCGCATTATTTGTTGAATATATGATGGGTTTGCCTGTGGGTTGGGTTACCGATACTGGCTTATCTAGAGCGCAGCAACTTAAAATGCTTGGCAATGGCGTAGTTCCGCAACAGGCTGAATTAGCACTCGAGTTATTAACACCTGTGGATAAGTAGAATACAAAACATGCGAACACGCTCACGACACTCCCAAGTTATCCACATGCTTGACACGTCTGGTACTCTAACGGCTAGAGCCTTCAAGGGCTCAGAGCGAGCCGCTACGCGGATAGCTCGCTCGGTAGCCATCGTTATTGGGATAGCTATGTCTATGCAGTCTACTGCAGTAGGCACAGGCTCAATAGATGCTTATCATGATTTACATTCATTAGCTGATTATCAATTAACAGATAAGCAATATGCTTGTCACTCAGAGATAGTTCATCGAGAGAGTAGTAACCGCATAGATGCAGTTAATGGATCACATTATGGGTACTACCAGATACGCAATAGATTGCTAATAGATAGTCCTTATGATTACCAGTTCTACTTCTATTGGAAGTATGTGCAGCATAGGTATGGTGTAACAGAGTATGATGAGCCTAACTATTGTAAGGCACTACATCATCTAAGAGTTAAGGGTTGGCAATGAGTAGCAAGCGCAATGACCCTAGACTTAGTCGTAAGTATAAAGAGGTAAGGCTCAAAGCCTTGGCTCGAGATGGGTATGTATGCTTCTACTGTGGTGCTGAGAACAAAGACATGACAATAGATCACATCATTCCAATCAGCGTTGCACCTGAGTTGGCTATCGATATTGAGAACATGGTTACAGCTTGTAAGCCATGCAACTCAAGCAAGGGCTCACGCTCACAGGGTGTTTTTTTAGAGCGCATGCGTACCCCCCCTGATTTTTCTGGCTTCCTCTCTCCGACACAGTCGAAGATTCACCAAGACAGTCCATTCACAGCCAAACCAGTCCAGAACTAACCCGATGGCAGCCAAACGATCCAAAGCCCTACGAGGGGCAACTAAACCAAGACTCCAGTCGATACCTCTGAAGGGCGAGACTAAGCTCCAAGATGTAAAAGACCTGTGCGAGATTATCGGCATGCCGTTATTGCCATGGCAGGAACACGTCTTGAAGGACATGCTGACTGTAGACAAGCAAGGTCAATGGGTACGCAAGACAAACCTGCTACTTATCGCTCGACAGAACGGCAAAACCCACCTAGCTCGCATGCTTATCCTTGCCCACCTCTTAAAGTGGGATAGTAAGAACATTCTGATCATGTCCTCGAACCGCTCGATGGCTCTGGACACCTTTCGCCAAGTCGCTCAAGTATTGGAGAACAATGACCACCTCAAAGGCTTCGTTAAGCAAATCCGCTACGCCAACGGAACTGAGTCTATTGAGATGCTGGACGGAAGAAGGCTTGACGTTGTTGCAGCTACTAGAGACGGCTCTCGCGGAAGAACTGCGGACTTCCTATTCATCGACGAACTCCGAGAGATCAGCGAAGAAGGATTTAGAGCGGCAGTCCCTACAACTAGAGCGCGTCCAAATTCTCAGACGCTTCTTACCTCTAATGCAGGAGACGCTTTCTCGCTAGTCCTGAACGGCATGCGTGAGCGCGCCTTAGAAAACCCACCTAAGTCTTTCGGGTTTTATGAATACTCAGCTCCCCAATACTCCAAAATCTCAGACCGCTCAGGCTGGGCTCAGGCTAACCCTGCACTCGGCTACACCATTACGGAGGAAACCCTTGAAGAAGCAGTTGCTACTAGCCCAATTGAAAATACTAGAACTGAGTTGTTATGCCAATGGATCGATAGCCTTTCATCTCCTTGGCCTCATGGCATTCTTGAAGACACGAGCGACTCAGCACTCGAGATTCCTGTGGGTGGCTATACAGTCTTTGCATTCGATGTCAGTCCTTCTCGCCGAAATGCGAGTCTGGTTGCTGGACAGATACTTCCGGATGGCCGCATCGGAGTTGGTATCTTACAAACATGGGAAAGCCAAGTCTCAGTCGATGATCTCAAAATTGCGGCAGATATTAAAGCATGGGCGGATAACTACCGACCAAGGCAAATCTGCTTCGATAAATACACCGCGCAGTCAATAGCCGACAAGCTGACTAACGCAGGGTGCATGACTCAGGACATTTCAGGTGCTGCCTTCTATCAGGCTTGCGGTGATCTCCTTGACGGACTTGTCAATCACCGAGTCGTTCATTCAGGGCAAGAAAACTGGGTTCAGCAGATGAATAACTGCGCAGCTAAGACTAATGACTCGTCATGGCGTATTGTGAAACGCAAATCGGCAGGTGACGTATCAGGAGCGATTGCTACTGCCATGGTCGTACACGTTCTATACAAACCTCAGCAAACCGCTATGATTTACACAGAGTAGTGTATAATTGCACCCTATGGGTCTCTTTTCGCGTAAGCCGCAAGTAGTCGAAGCGCAATACGCGCCACAAGTAATGGGTGAAAATCTCCCAACACTTTACAACGCTTTCGTTCCTCGAGTCTCTCGCCATGATGCGATGAGCGTTCCTTCAGTAGCTAGAGCCCGTAACCTTATCTGCGGAACTGTAGCTTCTATCCCACTTGAGTATTACAAGACATCAACAGGCGAAGTAATTGCACCGCCTCGTTGGATTAAGCAGCTCTCTAAGTCTCAGCCCTCCTTTATTACTATTGCGTGGATTGTTGATTCACTTCTATTCTACGGAGTCTCTTATCTCCTAGTTACGGAGCGTTATGCAGAAGATGGTCGCCCAGCTTCTTTCGAGTGGGTGGCTAACACTCGCGTTACTTTTACTACTGACCTCATGGGTATTCATGTAACTCAGTATTACATCGATGCAAGCCCAGTCGATATGAACGACATTGTTACTATTCAGGGATTCGACGAGGGAGTGCTAGACCGCTCAGGTCGCACTATTCAAGCAGCTATCGACGTAGATCGTGCAGCAGCACAAAACTCAGCAAACCCACAGCCAGCAGGCTTCTTGAAGAACTCTGGCGCAGACCTGCCTCCTAACGAGGTCGCTGGTCTCATCGCTGCATGGAAGCGCGCACGTCAGAATAACTCCACAGCATATTTAACTTCTACTCTCGACTATTCTCCAGTTTCCTTCTCACCGAAGGACATGATGTATAACGAGGCAGTTCAGAACCTTTCAACACAGATTGCTCGCGCAATGAACGTTCCTGCCTACTACTTGTCAGCAGATCAGAACACCACAATGACTTACGCTAACGTGCAGGACGAAAGAAAACAGTTTTACGCGCTATCCATCGAGCCGTATCTTCAGGCTATTCAGGCACGTCTATCAATGGACGATATCTCTACATCAGGGCACGAAGTTCGCTTTGCAGTCTTTGATACTTTCCTCAAGAACGACCCATTGGTCGAATTGCAGGTACTTGAGAAGCTCCTAAGCCTAGGACTTATCTCAACAGAGCAAGCAATGGAAATGACAGATTTAACTCCCAACGGAAGCGAAGGAATGAGCTAATGGAACAGTTAATAATCGAAGCCTCATCTATTGAGTGCAGCGAAGAACGTCGCGAGATTTCAGGAAAAATTGTGCCTATGGGTACAGGCGAAATCGGCAATACCAATATGGGTGGAGTCGTATTTGCGGCTAACTCTATCGACGTTTCAGATATTTCTAAGATTAAGTTGCTATCACAGCACGACATGAAGAAGCCAGTAGGTCGCATGACAGCCGCTGAGGTTCGTCCTGACGGCATCTATGCAACATTTAAGTTGTCACGTTCTACAGGTGGCAACGATGCACTCATTCAGGCACAAGAAGGACTTGTATCAGGTCTTTCAGTTGGTGCAGAAGTTATCGCATCACAACCTTCACGCGATGGTCACATCGTCGTCACAGCTGCAAAGCTGAAAGAAGTTTCTCTAGTAACAGAGCCAGCCTTTAAGTCTGCTCAGGTGCTTGAGATCGCAGCAGAGGAAGTTATCCCTGCTGAAGAAACCCAACCAGAAAGCGAGCCACAAGTGGAAGAATCAACCACAGCGGTAGAAGCTCCAGCAGTTGAAGCAGCAGCAGTCGAAGCGGCTCGCCCAACAGTTGTAGCGAATCTTCAGGTGAAAGAGCGCACAGCTCCTATCACATCAGCACAATACCTCGAGGCATCAATCAAGGCAGCAATGGGTGACGACAAAGCTCGTCGCACAGTTCTTGCAGCTGATGACTCAACATCAACTAACACAGGTCTTACACTCCCACAGCACCTCAACGAGTTCGTAACAACAACCTTTACAGGTCGTCCAGCGTTTGAAGCTGTAACACGTCAGGCACTTCCAGAGTCAGGAATGTCATTCACAATTCCTAAGCTCGGAACTGCTCCAACAGTTGCAGACACAGACGAAGGTGCTGCTCCATCTGAGACAGGCATGACTTCAACATACGACACAGTAACTGTAAACAAGTTCGCTGGTCTTAACCGCATTTCATGGGAACTCATTGACCGCTCATCACCAGCGTTCATGGATCTCCTCATGACAGAACTTCGCAAGGCTTACGAGAAGTCAACAGACGCAGCACTTATCGCAGCGTTCACAGCTTCTGGAACAGCAGCAACAGGAGTTGCAGCGACAGCAGCAGGACTCCAGAGCTTCATCTCAGTTGAATCAGCAGCAGCTTACAAGGCTACTGGTGGAAACTTTGCTAACAAGCTCGTTGCCTCCACTGATCAGTGGGCGGCTATTTCTGGCTACAGCGACACAACAGGTCGTGCGCTTTACTCAGCACAGGGTCAGACAATGAACGCATCAGGTTCAGTTGTTCCAACTTCAGTAGTTGGCAACGTACTTGGTACTTCACTTATCGTTGATCACAACATTGCAGTTTCAGGAATCGTTGACGAGTCAGCGTTCCTCGTTGCTCCAGAATCTGTATACGTATGGGAAAGCCCTACGACTCAGTTGCGTCTTCAGGTACTACAAAGCGGAGAACTAGAGATTGCACTCTATG